AAACAAAGGAGACATTGTGATTATTGCTTTTGACTTAGATGGAGTTCTATATAATTGGCACAGAGCAGTATATTCATATCTTACCGAACAAGGAAAAGAACTACCTAGTTATGAAGAATTATGGAAAAATTTTGATAGTTTGTTTACTAGTGATGAGGTTTGTTTTCTTCTAAGTCTTCCTACTTTATATGACAAAATGTTTCCAGAAAAGGGATTAATAGAATACCTTCAAAAACTGTCAGACTATGGTCACACCATTTATTATATAACATCCAGACGAAATGAATTAGAAACCACCACTGAATTATATCTTAATAGATATAAATTTCCACAAATTAGAAATCTTATTTTTTCCGCAGAAAAAGAAAAATATGCTAGGCTTCTAGAAATAGATATTTTTATAGAAGACCAATATAAGTATGCTGAAAAACTAAAGAATATTTGTAAAACAATTCTTCGTAGACAACCTTGGAATATTCAATATGAAGGTATGTTTGATTATATTAATACCATTCCAGAGTTAGATAAATATTTATATCCAGAGTTATTAGATAAACAACTATGATTTGTTTTCACTGCGGAGAAATAATTGATGTGCTACAGAATCGTTCAATGATAGGTTTAGATACTCCCTATGTCAATTTGTGGTTTCATAGGGAGTGTTTTGATTTAAATGTTAAAAACACTACTAATGCATATCTCTTGCAAAACATCAAATTATGTTATACTTATCAAGAGAATGAGAATAAAAAAGGAAAAAATAGAAGAATATGGGCGAAAAACGGTTAACTATTCCAAATAAAACAAAAATGCGTAACTTAATTCAATATAAAGATATGTCTGATGAGGACTTTGATACTGTTTTCGCTAAGAAAGTACTTAATGTTTCTCCGTCTATGGAATTTGAAAAAAGAATTTTAAAGAAATTATCTGATTTTGAAAAAGATTATGATTTAAATGACTTGAAAATAAATGATATGGATACATTGAGAGCATTAGTTCAAGCTCAAATAGCACTAGAGGACTATGAGCAAGTTTTGTATAAAGAAAGATCAAGTAGTGTTTCTTTAGATAATATTGTAATGATTGATAAAATTCAAAAAGTAATGTCGGACTTACGCTCTGATATTTCTTCTTTTCAAAATGATTTAAAAATCACTAGAAAATTTAGAAAATCTGACCAAGAAACATCAATAATTAGTTTTATAGATTCTTTAAAAGCAAAAGCTAAAAAGTTTTCAGAGAGTAGAATGAGTTATATTTTTTGTGATCAATGTAAAATGTTATTAGCAACAGTATGGACACTCTATCCAGAATCTAACAAAAATAAATTAAGATTTGTTTGCCATAGACCAACAGAGAATGGTGAAATTTGTGGAGGAGTTGTTACTATTAGTACTAAAGAATTATTCGATGCGGGTGGAACTAATCACCCAGAACTTATGCCGGAAGGAATGAATTAAATGAGTAAAACCGCTTTTATTACGGGCATAACAGGACAGGATGGCAGTTACTTATCAGAACTCCTATTAGAAAAAGGATATAAGATTATTGGTATGGCTAGACGTTCTAGTACCATAAATACCACAAATATTAATCATATTTTAAAAGACATAGAATTGGTATATGGGGATTTATCTGATGGAAACTCCATTTCCAGTATAATGGAAAAATATAAACCAGATGAATTTTATAATTTAGGAGCAATGTCATTTGTTCCCACATCTTGGAAAATTCCAGAATATACCGCAGACATTGATGCCATTGGACCACTTAGATGTTTAGAGGCAATTAAACGCATTAAACCAGACACCAAATTTTATCAAGCATCCACATCAGAAATGTTTGGTAAGGTTCAAGAAATTCCACAAACCGAAACCACTCCATTTTATCCAAGAAGTCCATATGGAGTTGCAAAATGTTTTGGTTTTTATATTACACGAAACTACAGGGAATCCTTTGGTACGTTTGCTGCCTCCGGCATTTTAATGAATCATGAATCACCAAGACGAGGAATAGAATTTGTTACAAGAAAAATAAGCAATAGTGTCGCTAGAATTAAATTAGGAAAAGACAAAGAACTTCGCCTTGGTAACATTGAATCAAAACGAGATTGGGGATTTGCTGGAGACTATGTAAAAGCAATGTGGATGATTTTACAACGAGATGCCCCAGAAGATTTCATAATCGGTTCAGAAGTAACACACACCATAAAAGAATTTTGTTCTATTGCTTTTAGTTGTGTTGATTTAGATTACAAGGATTATGTTGTAATTGACCCACTATTTTATAGACCTGCAGAAACAGACACCCTTTTATCAGATTGTTCTAAAGCACATAAAGTATTAGGTTGGAAACCAGAAACTAATTTTAAACAGTTAGTTGAAATGATGGTAGAAAATGATTTAAAATTGGAGAAACAAAATGACATCTAACTGTAGAATTTGTGGAGGAGAACTAATTCCTATTTATGATTTAGGAAATTTCTATCTTTCTGATTTTTTAAAGGACGGAGAAGAATCAGTAAAAGATACACTTGTTTTATCAACATGTGATATCTGTGGTTTACACCAACTAAGAGATACTCCAGACCTAGACTTTATGTATAAAGACCATTACTGGTATCGTTCTGGATTAAATAACTCCATGTTAAAAGATTTAAAAGATATTGTGGAAAATATTGAAAAAAGAATAGAACTTAAAAATGAAGATGTTGTTGTTGATATTGGTTGTAATGATGGTTCTATGTTAGGTATGTACCTAAACAAAAATATAAAGAAAGTTGGTTTTGACCCGGCTCCTAACCTACAAGAACGGGCGGAGAAAAACTGTGACTATTTTATTAATGATTATTTTTCTAGTGATTTGTATCCTAGTGGAGTTAGTAGAGCAAAGGTTATCACAACGATAGCTATGTTTTATGATTTGCCAGACCCAAATAAGTTTGTAGAGGATGTAAAATTTATTATGGATAAAAGAGGTATTTGGGTTATTCAACTAATGGATTTATACTCCATGTTAAAGATTAATGGTGTAGATGATATTAATTCAGAACACCTAGAATACTACAAACTTTCTGATTTAAATGGATTAATGGAATCACACGGACTTACTATTTTTGACGTTGAATACAATAAAGTAAATGGTGGCTCTTTAAGAATTTATGTTTCCTATCCAGATGTATATTTAGAAACAAAAGAAGTACAAAACGCACTCACCCTAGAATATTTTGATTTTCAAATGGGAATAGTTTCAATAGAACTACTTAAAGAAAACGTATCAATATTTAAAGAAAAAATACACGAGTTTCTACGTCCATATAAGAATGAAAGAATTTATGCATTAGCAGCAAGTACCAAGGCTAATACTATGTTACAAGTTATGGAATTAGACAATACATGGATTAAAGCAATTGGTGAGATAAATGAAGATAAGTTTGGGTTGAGAACTTCTGGAACAAACATTCCAATCATTCCAGAAAAAGATGTTTTTGATGCAGACCCAGATGTAATAATTGTTTTAGCTTGGCACTTTACAGAAACATTTAATAAAATCCTAAAGACTTTTCTTAGTAATGGTGGATTAGTACTATATATGCTTCCCACTCCTCACGTTCTAACAAAAAACGGTGGTTGGAATCTATGAGCATAAAGGAAAAAACTGTAGCACAACTAATTGATGAACTAATCACAACAAGTATGCGGTGTTGGTTTGCACAAGACAAATTAATGGACTTATCTTTATCCAACGAAGATAGATTATCTGCTGCTATTGCTGCACAACAAACAAATTCAAAGAGAACGGAACTAATAAAAGCAATTGATGAGTTACTTGGGTTTGGAAAATATACGAACATAACTAAAACATATAAGGATAAATAATGTTACATGGAATATTTATAAATCAACAACGGGCTAATTGTAGTATATATGAAGCCGGAGTAATGATTAAAGATGCTCTTGCTGGAGGAGAACCTGAATACAACATAGACTATATGGAAGTAGACAGACTAGGAAAAATGATGGTTTCAAACTCTAAGTATGATTTTTATATTTTTAATTGGCATCCATTTACCCTACCAATTGCTCAAAAAGAAATTAATAGGTTAAGAGGGACAAAAATAATAGTAGTTTTAGAGGTTACTCCAACTGTATATTTACCCTATACCCCACCCGAAGTTGATGCCTATATGATTATAGACCCAACCAAAGCGAAAATAAAAAACTACTACCCATTTCCTAGACCACTAGAAGTAGCATCTAATTTAAAACCATTGTTAAGTGAGGATAAAATAGTTATAGGTGGCTTTGGATTAATTTGTCCAACCGGGGATGCTTTAGCATACAAAAGATTTTATGAAGTAATAGAAAACGCAAATAAAATTGGAAATTGTATTGTAAGATTAAATTTTCCAGAGGGTAAGTTTACAGGAATACCACTATCAATGTTAGTAACTTATGGAAATGATCTTAAAAAATTAGCCAATTCAAATGTAGAAGTAATAGTAACTCATGATTATATGACTAAACCAGAGTTGATTAGTTGGTGTTCAGAACACACTATAAACTCCTTTCCATATTATAGAAATCTATCTGGACTTTCGGCAGTAACAGACCAAGCCATTTCTGCTGGAAGACCAATAGCAATTACAGATTGCAATACATTTAGACATCTACATCAGTATATTTCTTATTATCCAAAACAGTCATATGAAGAATTAATAGTATCTACACAACCAGGAGTTAAACAAATGCAAGATGCTTGGCATCCAAGTAAATTTAGAGAAACATTTAAAGAACTATTACGTGAGAAAAAGTTAATATGAAAAAAATTCTTATAATAAATAATAGTATTAAACCTTGTGGTATTCAACAATGGGCAGAAAGAATACCGAAAATACTTAAGGCATCTAAAAAATTTGATTTTGTTTATAGAATGGTAATAAGAGAAGAAGATATAATAAAAGAAATAACAGATGTAAATCCAGATATTGTTTTGTATAATTATAACCCATCTACCCTACCATATTTAACTAAAGAAACGCTATCGCAATTTAAAAATATTAAACATGTAGCAATAATTCATGAGGGTTATTCAATAGAAGAAAATATAGTTGGGTTTGATTACTTTATATACATGATAGCACGAACAAATGTAAAACAAGAAATATTTAATAATACCTTTAGCATACCAATCAGATACTTATTAAAATACTCCGGGGAATATCCAAATAATCCTATTACTACAATTGGTAGTTTTGGTTTTGGATTTCCTAGCAAAAGATTTGATTATATTGTAGAAAAAGTGAATGAGGAGTTTGATACAGCAAATATTAGATTTTCTATTTCAAACTCATTTCATGGTGACGTTAATGGATTTGTAACAGACGAAACAATTAAGTTATGTTTGTCTAAAATAACCAAGCCAGGAATTACCCTATCTGTCAATAGAGAGTTTCTTACCGATGGACAAGTTTTAGAGTTTTTAGCTGGTAATGATATTAATTGTTTCTTTTATGATGCATCTAAAACAGATGGAATAGCAGGTTCTACTGATTTTGCTTTGTCAGTTAAAAGACCAATAGCGGTAACAAAAGTACCAATGTTTGAACATTTATATAATATAGTTCCATCAATTTGTGTAGAAGATTCATCCATAAAAGAAATATTAAGTAGAGGTATTGAACCGTTGCAACCAATATATAACACTTTCTCTAATGAAAATTTTGTTTCTTCTTTTGAAAGAATCTTGGAGATAATAATTTGAAAACAGTATTATTTATAAACTCTACAGTTCCTAATTGTGGTATTTATCAATTTGGTAAGCGTGTATATGAGATAATAAAAGACTCCGAAAAGATACAATATATTTATAAGGAACCACAATCACTAAATGAATATATGGAATTATTAATAACAATTAAACCAGATTTTGTTTTACTAAATTGGTATAGTACTGTTATGGGTTGGCTACCCTTTACTCATAGAGTGCCATCAAGAATACCGCACTATTATATTTTTCATGAGAGGCCTGTTAGAAAATATTATGATAAGTATTTATTTTTTGGTGATTATGGGATACAAAATGGTTTTATAGACTCAAATAACATACTTATTCAAGATAAATGTGTTATATTACCTAGACCATTATTTAGTTATACTAATAATTATCCAAAGAATGATATACCAACTATTGGAACTTTTGGTTTTATGAGTGATTGGAGAAAAGGATTTGATACACTGACAGAAAAAATTAATAAAGAGTTTGATAAAGCTGTGTTTAATCTTCACATGGTTTGGTCTCCTTTCTGTGACCCTACACACTCAATGTTATATAAAATGTCAGACATATGCAGAAATCTAAATGTAAATCCAAATGTTAAACTTAACATAACACATGAATTATTTGATAATAATACTATGTTAGATTTTTTAGCCAAGAACGATATTAATGTTTTTCTATATAATGATTTACCTCAGTTTGGACTAGCAAGTTCAATAGATTATGCACTATCCGTAAAAAGACCAATAGCCATAGATGATAATAATTCCTTCCGTCATGTATTAAAAGATGAGATTAATATAAAGAAACATTCCATAAAAGAAATTATGGATTCTGGTATTAAACCATTGGAGGAGTTTTATGGAAAATGGTCTTCGGAAATTCTAAGGAAAGAAATGGATTCTTTATTCTATGTATGATAAAGTAATTTGGTTTAATCCGTATGGTATAGGGGATGTATTTGAAAGTAGAGAGTTTGTTAAAGCAGGTATGAAAATAATTCCAGCAAAAGAATACTATTATGCTCATAACAAATCCCCAAGAATGTTAACAGATATTGATAATTTAAAATATACCCCAATCACAGATAAAATGAATGTTGGAATAGGTCATAATGTAGAAGATAATAACTTATATATCTCTACTTGGATTGGTCAAAAAGGTTTAAAATATGGTTGTACTGTAGAAGCTATTTATGAAATGAATAATGAAATACTTTCAGAACTTGGGTTTGAAAAACTAAGTGGAATTCCATTAGACTACCTTACAACAATAGATTATACAAAATTTCAAATAGATGGAGTAAATGAGTTTGTAGAAAAAAATACCTATGACAAAATATTAATTTGCAATGGGGATGTTTTATCAGGGCAAGCAGCAAATTTTAATTTTGTACAAGTAATAAGATTTTTAGTAGAAAAATATCCACAAAAAATATTTATTTTTACTAACGAATTTCAAAATAATTTACCCAATGTATTTTTTACAAGTAAGATTACTAAAACTACAGACAACTTTGATATAAATGAAATTTCCTACCTAAGTACTTTTTGTACTGTTATAGTTGGAAGATACTCTGGTCCTCATACATGTTCTCAAGTAAAACAAAATTTATTTGATTCAACTAAGAAATTAGTAACCTTTACTTATAGAGAACCGGGATGTTCCTTTACACACGATAATAATACTCTTATAAAACAATTCTGGTCTAGTGCAATACACCCTAAATTAGTAGCAGATAAAATTGTAGAAGCAATAGAAAGTTGATAAATATGAAAATATTTGAATATACTAATCCTGATTTTGGTAAAGCATTTAAAAGAATAAGCGTTGCTATGCAAACTCATTTTCCTGATGTTGAGTGGGTAACGGAAAATCCAGACGTGGAAATAGTTCAGGTTGTTGGTAAAAAAGAATACGACTATCTAATGTCTAAACAGTCTTTAAGCAACGTAATTATGTTTCAACAGTGCCTTTATACAACGGATATACCAGTTACTAATTGGGCACAACTATGGAATGAATGTAAATTAACCATATCCTTTCATAACCTTAATTCTTATATAGATAATAAAGATAAATTTTTTAGAACACCATTAGGAGCAGAACCAGATTTATTTCCAGTAAGTAAATCTCAAAGAACTTATACCGTATTTTCTACTGGACATGTAGCAGAAACAGAGTGCTTAGATAAAGTATTTGCAGCTTGTATATTAGCAAATAAAAAAATGTTACATACAGGAGAAAATTTTAAATGGGATAATACTCACTATCAATTTTTAGAGTATATGACAGATTCTTGGTATTCTAGCATACTACAAAGAGTAAAATATGTGACTGGTTTACGAGTAATAGAGGGTTTTGAGATGGCTTGTATAGAAGCCGCAATGACGGGGGCAGTTCCAATAGTTCCTTTTATACAAACATACATAGATTATAAAGATTTTTGTATCTATATAGACATGGATAAAGACATAACACAACAGTTGGTTAATATATTTATGTCTGAATATAAACCATTATCATTAGAACAAATAACTTATGTACGAAATAACTTTTCTTGGCAAAAGATTTGTGGAGAAATATATAAAAGACTATGATTGAAGAACGTTGTACAAGAGAAGAACTAGAGGTTTATGAGGTCTTTAGAAATCCTGTTTTGTTCAGTGAGTTTCTAATGAACCTTGATAAGACAAGTTTTGAAAAAGAATTTATTTTGTCGAGTTATCAAAAAGAGTACTTATGCGATTTTAATTCATATGTATCCATGATCGCTGCTCGTGCAGTTGGTAAAACCCAAGCCATTTCCTTGAATATTTCTTGGGCACTAATATTTAATATTTATCCAGAAAACTATATAGTTTATTCCGTACCAAGTAAGGTTCATCTAGAACCAGTATTTGCAACACTTACTAGAATGTTTAGATCAAACTCTTTATTGAAACATTATATAGAAAGAAACGGTGGAATTAATGGTTCAGAGTTTTCTATCTCATTAAAGAATCAATCTAAGTTGATGTGTCGTATTGCTGGTATGAGTGGAACAGGAGCAAACGTTATTGGTTTACATAGTCCTTATGTGTGGGTAGACGAGTCTGGATATTACCCTTGGGGAACTTGGGTAGAAATGCAACCAATTTTAAATACTTGGCAAGCAGGGTTTAAATTATCTACTTCTGGAGTACCTACAGGACTTAGAGAAAAAAATGTACTTTGGCATACAGACCAAGAAAACAATAATTATACCAAACATCGAATTTCGGCTTTTCAAAACCCTAGATTTACAAATGAAGATAAAGAGAGAGCCATAGAGCAATATGGTTCTGAAGACTCTGATGATTATATACACCTTGTATTAGGACAGCATGGTAAACCTGTTTTTTCTCTGTTTGATAGAAACGCCTTCGATATACAATCCTACCCCGTATATAAATTTGAGTTTGATGGAGTTAGAGAGGGAGATAACTTAATAAATGTTATTGGTAATATAGCTATATTACCATCTCTTCCAGACAAAAATAAGGGATGTATTATTGGTATAGACTTGGGATATACCGAACCAACCGCAATTTGGGTAATGTATGAAGAATCTAATGGAAATATTAGGTTTCATGCAAAAATAAAACTTACCAAGGTTTCCTACCCACTGCAAGAAAAAATTATAGATTTATTAGACACTAAATATTCACCATACATTATAGGTATTGATAGGGGTAGTGCTGGTATTTCTGTGGTGCAGAATCTTTTGGAGCATAGAGATTATTTGCATAAAGATTACAAAAAGAAGATTGTTCCAATAGATTTTTCATCCTCAGTATCATTAGGACTTGATTCTGAAGGGAAAGAAATTAAACAAAAAACCAAACCATTTTCTGTATCTATTCTTCAAGAATATACTAACAATAGAAGAATTATTTATTCTTATACAGACACAGAAATGATTACTGAATTAGAAAGAATGACTTATTCTAAATCTCCTACTGGAGAAATTACATACAAAACTCTTACACAAAGAGGTGGTAAAAGAGGTGAAGACCACTTTACGTCTGCCTTACTTTGTGCTATGACTAGTTATTATATGGTCAATGACTATTCTCTTTTCGCTACTGAAAAGAAAAAATTAATAATGGCTAGCTGGTGGTAAAATAAATGACAAAACTAAGAAATGCAGAAGCAGCTTTTATATCCTTAGACCAAGACGGTAACGATAATGATATCTCTAAAAACCCTTGGAGATACACTTGGAAAAAAGATAAGGATTCAAAAGGGCCACAATTAGACTTTTTAAAGATGATAAAAAGGTGTAGATTTTATTATAATCGAGACCCAGTTACATCTACCACTATTAATAAACTAATTGATATTGGTATTAATGATTTAACTTTCTATAAGAATGGATTATCAAGTAATGAATTCAAAATCTTTGAAGGAATTAAACCTAAACTTTTAGGTTTTGCAGAAGATATGGCACTAGAATACCTACTTTCTGGATTAGTAGTACCAGAAGTAGAATACGGAATTATGGAAAAAGAGGAAATAAAGTCTTTTGATATAAAGAAATATCCTTCATTAGTTGTACCTAAAACTATGTGGGTTAGAGACCCAACAGCAATAGAAATAAAAACATCACTACTTCCAGACCAACCCTCTTATTTTGTTACAGTACCAGAAGAAGTATTAGCTTTTATTAGAAATCAAGGAATATATCCAGATGGTAGTCCTGATATAAATTTGTATGCTTCTTTTAATCAATACTATCCAGAATTTGTAAAAAGTATTTTAGATGGACAAAATAAAGTTTTACTTCATAATAACTTTATTATACGGCGTAGAGTTACTACTGAATCTGCTTATCCTACACCATACTTATCTTCAGCGGTAGATATTTTAGAACACAAAAGAAACCTTAGACGAACAGATTATTCCATAGCTAATAAGGCTTTAAGTGCTATTTTACATATAAAGGTTGGTGATAAAGACTTCCCAATGACACTAAGTGAGGAAGATACTCAGTATATGGATGCTTTAAAGTCACAATTATCTTGGAGAAATCATAATAATAACGATGTGGAGAACATATTTCAGCTGTTTACGTCACATGTGGTAGAATTAAAGTGGATATTCCCTGATGTTGAAATACTTTTGAATGATACAAAGTATTCTGAAATCAATCAAGAAATTATGTTTGCTTTGGGATTTCCTAGGATACTAATTACTGGTGAAACAGAACGAAGTGGTGCAGGAGATCAAGAATTTGCTTCATTAGCACCAATACAAACTATGAATAACTTTAGAGAAAAAATTCTAACTGTTATTAAAGAAGTAGTTTATCAAGTTTCCAAAAGAAATAAATTTGCTGCTACCCCAGAAGTAAGATTTGAACCAATTAATTTTCATAAGTTTGATGTGTATATTACTGCACTATCAAAGTTATTTGATGGTGGTGGTTTGAGCAGAGACTCTTTTTCAAAAGTTCTTGGTTATAAGTTTGATGATGAAGTTGAGAAACGAGCATCAGAACAAAAGAAAGTTGAAGCCTTTGCTGTTCCAGCTTTCGGAGAAACTCCAAATAGCCGACCTCCAACTACTAGAGTAAAACCAGCAAAACCTACGGATACAAAAGCAAAAAAGGTGACAAATGACGGAAAATAAAGCTATATTTACTGCAAATTTAGAGGATATGGTACAATCATTAGATGGTACAAATGATGGAGAAGCTGTTGCATCTTTAGCACAAAATCCTAGTGTAAACTATATTAAATTTACTCTAACTGATGATAAACCAAATGGAAATAATATGAAAATTCCACAAGAAGAGTTTTCAAATATTATTAACAGTGGTATTTTTATGCCCATTAAAAAAGCAATTGGAAAGACAGAAAAAGGGCATAAAGATTCTTCTCCTCTAGGAGTAATAACTCACCTTAAACAAGTAGAAGATAAAATTAAAGGTATTGCTACTCTATGGAGTAAAGAAAGACCCAAGGATGTTGAACAAATTAAAGAAGAATTAAAATCAGGCAAACAAGTTAATCTTTCTTGGGAATTAACATATGATACAGAAGCTTCCGAAAAAATAGATGGTATTACTACACTTAAAAATGTATTTCTAACTGCTGCAACTATTGTAGGATTACCTTCTTATAGAGGTAGAACATCAATTGAAGCATTTGCTTCTGATGAAGAAAAAGAAAGGAAAGACGAAGAAATGGCTGAAGAAAATGAAAAGGCTTTGGAAAAATTACAGATAAAGTATGATGAATTAAAGACTAAACTTAGTGAATCAGAAAAACTATCTTTAGAAAAAGATACGGAACTTATTGGATTAAAGAGTTATAAAGCAGAAATAGAAAAAATAGATTCTGAACGTAAAAAGTTAGGAACTATTAAAGAAAAGTTTACAACTGCTAAAATAAATAAAGAAGATAAGTATTTTGAAGAAAATAAAGAAAAACTTTTGTCCCTTGACGAGAATACCTTGGAATTTCTATTACAGGATTTAAAAGTATTTACTGCTCCTGAACCAATAGAAAAACCGGAAGATAAAGATAAAAATAAGATTCCTGTTATCATTGGGCCAAAAATCACAACTGACTTTACCCCTAAGAGCCTTGGCGAAGCCTTGAGAACTCAGGGAAAATAAATATTGGAGATTATAAAATATTATGGAAATCAATAGATTTGAAGATGTTTTAGGTGTTATTCCTACCGAAGATATTGTTGAAGGAAGGTTTGTTTTACTATGTGAGCAAAGCTTTTCTTACGATTTTGGAAGTAGAGAAGATGTAGTTGGTGTAAAACTTCCCACCTCTGCAGACGAAGCAACTCGTTGTAAATTTTGTTTGACTTGGGCAGTTAGTAACAGCTCTACACCCATGTACGTTCCTCAACCTGAACTAGATGCTGGTTCTCGAAGAGGCGGATGGAGTGAGGCTGCTAATACCCCAATTACTGGTTCTAAAATTTATCTGACTTATCCGGGCTATACCGAAGGTCAGACTATTCCTTCTGGAACTCCCTCATTGGTATATACAGAAGGTACGTTTACTCTTCCACTTGGTGGATATGTTGCCGGTGCTGATATTATTAAACCAGGTGCTGGAATCAAGATTGATTATAGTTCTAATAAAGGAAAACCCACATACTGCTCTGCTAATGCAGTTGGTATGATTGGATATACCGAACGATACGACTCTACTGACGGTGCTTTAACTATCCGAGTAGAATAATTTTTAGGAGGAATTTAATAAAATGGATGAAAAATTAAAGGATGCTGTCGCTTCCATAATTAAGGACTCTGGGAAGAGAGACGCACTTGCTCAGATGATTGTGGAATATGCTAATCCCGGTCATATCGGAGTTGATTTTATTGGTATGTTCTTGAATTCAAGAGCACTTCAACCCGGAGACCAACTCGTTAAGAAAATGCGAAAGGGTATTAAAGTTCGTACCCTAGTTCCTGGCTCTATTCACTTAAAAGACGAAATCACTGTTTCGGAACGTATGAACTATGTTCTAGACGGTGCTGTTGTAAGTGTTGGTGCTAATGCTTGGGAATTAGATTCAGGCGAACTCGGTACTGTTGGAGAAATTCGTAGCGAGATGCTTGCTAAACTTCGTGACTTTTACTTTGGTAAGGTCTTTACAGCACTTTCAACTGTATGGACTGCCGGTAACAACGCTACTAACTTTACTAATGTTGGTGCAAGTATTACCGCTGTAGCTCTAAAACATGCGATTGATTATATTAATCAAACTACAGGTGGAGTTCGTGCTGTAATAGGTACTCGTGCTGCTCTAACCCCAATTACTACTTTTGGTGCTTCTTGGGATGATGGCGTTTCTACAGACCTAATTGAGGTTCCTGATAACGTGAAAGAAATTATGGCTACTGGCTGGTTAGGACGCTATTATGGTGCTCCTATCATGGCTGTTGAGCAGGTTTACGATAATCTTGACGACTACAATACCATGATTCCTACTGATAAGGTTGTTGTTATTGGTAAGAATGTTGGTGAATTTATCACCTACGGTGATATTAAGTATCAAGAATGGACTGACCCAAGACCAATTCCCCCATACTGGACTCTATCTTTGTATCAGCAATTTGGTATGATTATAGATAAGGCAGAAGGAATCTACGTTCTAAAAGTTGTATAACTAGGCATTAAAAATAATAAGGGGTAAACTGTATAGCATCCTTATTATATTTTAAAAATAAAGGTTTGAAGAAAGGATTATATATGATAGAGAATAGTAGAGAAGTGTTTTCCAATATGCAAACAGGAAAACCATATAAGAGTTACAAGAAAACAATTTTGGCAAAGATTTATGTTCAAGTTCTAGACCCATTTCTGGAAACCCCAATGGGTTTAATTTTGGAAACCAATTCAAAGTTTCCAGAAAAAGAAATCGTTGATATTTGGTCTGAGAAAGAAGATGTGTTTTTCAAAAGAACAAATAAACGTCAATTTGACGAAGGTAATCTTATTGTATATGTTAAACCTTTAGAGGAAAATAAGGAACCAAAAATAGAATCTTATTCGGATGAACAACTTACCGAAATTGTAAATTCTAAATTTTTAACATTACAAAGTATTTTAAATAAAGTAGAGACCGAAACAGTCCTTCTTCGCATGATAGCATTAGCTAAAACCGAAGAAAAATCAGTAAAAATTATCGGGGCAATTGAAGCTCGATTATCAGAAATAAACCGTCTACCCGTTAGTGAATAGGTATTTTATGTTTGATAAAAAGGAATGGAATAGAAAGAACTACATAAAAAATAAGGAAAGAGAAAATAAACGAACTATTGAATGGAGACTTTCTAATCCAGAAATGTTACAAAGAGCATTAATCTATCTTAAAAAACATAAGGTAATGGAGTAAAAATGGAACCAAAACCAAAGGTTGATAAAGAAGAAATAGAAACTAAAGAAGAGATAAAAGAGGAACTTCACTTTGTACTAGAAGTTCAAGACTCTATTATGGATAGTAATACAAGTATAGGAGAAAAATAATATGGGCAAAGTGGCTCCAGACGCAATGATAGATGCTGCACTAGCTTACGTGCAAGCATGTGATAAAGAATTTGTTTGTTCAGCAGAACCTACAGACTACAGCAATGCTGCAACTGTTGTAGATTTAGCAACAGCAGCAATGACACCTACTACAGATTTTCCAGTAGCCAACGGTGCAAGTGGTCGTAAATGTACTCCAGCCGCAAAGTCTGGTGTAACTATTGATCATGGTGGAACAGCAACACATATAGCTCTCGGTCTAACAGCAGGTTCAACCCTAAGATATGTTACAACTTGTACTTCACAGGTTCTAACTGGTGGTGGTACTGTTGATATTCCAGCGTGGATAATTCAAATAGCTGACCCAACCTAAA